TTTTGCCCAAACGGTCGCCAGCACGCTTTCGTCGTAAACCGGTTGACCGAGCGCATCCTGCCCGCGCTGACTGCGGGCAACGATCTCGATGCGCCGGTCCAGATCGCCTGCGTCCAGCGTCGGTGTCACAGGGCGACGCCGCTTTCCTTGATGTCGATCGACAGCACGGTCGTTGACGACGCGAAGCCGATGAAACTCGGATAATCGCCGGAACCCAGATCCGCGACCGGGCAGATGCCGCCGGGGGTTGAGGACAGGTAATAACCGACACCCGCCGTCAGAACCGCGTTCAGCGTCACCGGCCCCTTGGTCGCCACCGCGACCGGCTGCCCTGCCGCGCCGCCGTTCAGGAACATGCCACCAGGCGGCCGCGCCGCCGCCGTCGCGCTGTCATTGTCGGCGAGCTTCCAGGTTCCGGTCGTGCTGTCGAGATAGCCCATCTGGCCAGCGGTGACGGTCGCCCCCAGCGTCCCGTGAGTAATCTTCGCGCCGGTGCCGGCGACCACGCTGGTCGCGGTAATGCTGAGGTCGGCCATGGTCGGTCCTTTCGTGTGTTACAGTGCAAATCTGCGGTGATTGGCGATCAGCGCCAGCACCCCGTCGGGAATGCTGCCCATCGCCTCGCGGTCGCGGTACCAGAACGCGACCAGCATCAGGATGGCGGTCTTCAGGTCGGCAAGGTCGGCGGCGGCCACCGCACAGGTGAACCGGATCTCGACATTGTTGATGCCCGAGGCAACGGCGGGCCAGCTATAGCTGCTCGCACGGACCAGCCATTGCGGGTCGGCTGCGGCGTCCAGCACATAGTTGGCCGGGTCGATCGTCTGCAGCACGCTGTCCGCATCGTAATATTTGACCGACGTGATCGCGGTCACCGGCCCCCGGGTCAGCAGGATGCTGCCGTCCGCCGGAAAGGAATCGAGCACCTGTTCCCATGTCTGGGTCATGATGCCGATGCCGGTAATGCGCTCGATATGGCGCGTCGTCGCCGCAATCAGGCTGTCGACGACTGCGTCGTCGTCTGCCGTGTCTATCCTGGCCCACGCTTTCGCCTCGGCGGTCGTCACCGGCTGCGTCGTCGGCGCTGTGATCAGCCGCAGGCTCATCGTGTGCCCCTTTAGATGTTCGGCGGTCGCCGATAATGGTGTTGGACCGGACGGCCTGGCATGGCCGCGCGCGGCGGAATAGCGGTCAGGCGCGGCACCACCACCACTTGAAGATGGTCGGTCAGCACAATCTGTTCGGCGGCATGGCCATGCAGGGCGTCAGCAATCGTCAGCGCATAGTGTCCGGTCAGCACCACCGTTTCGGCGGCGTGCGCGTGACCGGCATCGTTGATCCCCAGAGACGAATGTCCGGTCAGCCCTGCCTGCTCAGCCATATGGGCGTGCGTGGCATCGGCGCCGGCTATCGTCCCGCCCGCAGAAACACCAACCTGATCGGCCGTGTGGCCGTGGGCGCTGTCGGCGATGGCAAGTCCCGTGTGGCCGGCCAGCGTTACCTGATCGACCGTGTGCCCGTGCGTCGCGCCGTTGATGGCAAGCGCGCCAGCGCCTGACAGCGATACCTGGTCTGCCGCATGGGCATGGACGCCGCCCGACGCCAGAAGCAGCGGCTGATCGGCGAAGATCGAGACATAGCCATATTGCCGCGTGTCGCCGCCGGTGATCAGCGTTTCGGTGCCGACCTCGTTCAGATGGACGACGTCCTCGTAATAGGTCGCGTCGTTCGCATCCGACGTGTCGAAGAATATCGTTCCGTCCGGGCTTCGCGTGATCAGGTGCGTCTGGATGACCCTGACCAGCCCCTCATAGGTCCCGCCATAACCGCTGTCCGTATCGGCGAGGAACTGCGAACCGTTGTAGAGCGCGCGCAGCGTCGGGATCTGCGTCATCTTGTAGGCATCGCTCGCCGCGATGTTCTGCGCGACGTAGACCTTCCAGCCTTTTTGAAGATAGCCGCTCGGGCTCGCCGAATAGAGCAGCGACACCATGTCGCCATAGACCGTCGCGGCGTCCTCCGAGCCGCCGATTGTCGCCATGTCGTTCGTGCCCATGTGGATGGCCACGACGTTGTTCGCCACCCCGCCGGAGAGCGTCAGGTTTGTGAAGCTCGCGGCGCCATTGCGTTCCGATATGGCGTCGTTAAGCGTCTGCCCGCCCGATGCGCAGTTCACCACCCTGCACGTCGGCGGGACAATGTCCGGCGCGGACAATATCATCGATGAGCAATAGCCGCCGTCGACGCCGGTGACGCCCCGCGTGATGCTGTCGCCCATCAGGACAATCTGGCGGTCGACCTCCTCGATCGTCCAGTTCGCCAGCATCGCATCGCGCGCGGCGCGGGTGGCCGAATCGTTAAGAGCGCCATCCCAGATCGCGATCTCGTAGATGTCGAACTCGCCATAGCCGCCGCCGGACGCGCGGCCGAGATAGCCGCCCGCCTGCGTTGCGTTCGTGCCGACCTGACCGACCGTGTAATCCTGCCCGTTCATCAGCAGCATCACGCCGGCATCGGTCCCGGCTGATCCCGCGCGTGACGATATGCCGATCAGCGCCAGCTGGCTGCCGACGACCAGCTTGTTGTAGTTGGCGTCGATCGTCGTGTGCGTGCGGTTGAACACCCGCGCGACAGGCATCCGGCTTGACGCCGTCGTCACCTCCAGCAGCGGCGTGCTCTCGCTGTTCGCGCCGATGATGGCGCAGTTTGTCGACGCGCGATGGTTGCGCGCGATGGCGAGCGCCGTCACGTCGCGCTTCGTCAGCGACAGCGCCGTATCGATGGCCAGCCACTGCGCGCCTGAGAAGCGCCAGAACTTGCGCCCGAGCGCGTCGGTCATCTCGACCGGGCTGTTCGTGCCATCGCCGGTCAGCGCGGCCAGCCCCTGAATATCGGGGCACGCCGTCACCCGGTTCGAGCCATCCAGCGTCGCCGACTGGCTGTTCGGATGGTACTGCGCGCTCGGCGACGTGGCGAACGTCGTCGCCGCCATGCCGGGATACGAAAGCGGTACAACGTCAGCCGTGTGGGCGTGGGCAGCGTCATTGATCGGCAGGCCGCTATGACCCGTCAGCGACACCTGATCGGCAACATGCCCATGCGAGGCGCTGTTCGGGGTCAGCACCCCACCGGCCGACAGCGTTACCTGCTCCGCGGCGTGGGCATGGGCCGCATCGTTGACGCCGAGCGGACTGTGTCCGGTCAGGGACGCCTGTTCGGCCGAATGCGCGTGTGCGGCGTCATTGATCGGTAGCGACGTAGACCCGCCGGAATCATCCCATTCGACAACAATCCAGCCTGCGCCGCCTGCGCCCGCCGTGCTGCGAGCGCCGCCACCGCCCGCGCCGGGGCCGCCATTACCGCCATTGCCCGAGCTGATGCCCGAACCACCACCACCACCACCGACACCGACCGTCTGGCCGTTATAAGGCCCGCCGCTGTTGTCGGTGAACAGGACCTGCGTGCCGCCATTACCGCCGTGGATATTGTCCGTTCCACCGCCACCGGAACCGTTCGATCCGTCACCGCCATTGCCGGAGCCTGTGCCCGTGCCGCCTGCGGTGCCGTCGCTCGCCGCGCCGCCGTTGCCGCCGATGCCGCCAGATTGGCCATCCTGCCCTGCCGTCGACGATCCGCCGTTCGAACCGCCACCGCCACCGGATGCATTATTGGCTGCCGTACCGCCGTTTTTGCCCGCGCCTGATGGACCAGCCGCGCCACCACCGCCGCCCTTGTAACTACTGCTGCCGCCAAGGCCGGCATCACCACCAGAATATTTCGTGTCGCCGACGCAGGATGCCGCCGCGCCGCCTGTACCGCCGCTGCTTAAAAGCCCTGTGATGCCAGCCTTTGCCAGCACGTCAGAGGTTGATTTGAACCATGTGTCGGTGTCGGAGCCGCCGGCCCCGATTTGCATCGAAACCGTGCCGGAAATAGCAAGGCTGTTTTTGATGGCAAAAGCGCCACCGCCACCGCCGCGCCTCGTGCCTGTTCCGGCAGACCCGTTACCACCGGGGCCAAGGCAATAGACCTTGACGGATGTTGCGGGCGAAAAATCAGACGCCGCTACCGATGTATCGCTGGTCTTGAATATGCGATAGCGGATCGTCACGCTGGTTTACCCTCTGGTCGAGGTCATCAGGTCGGGTCGGCGATTTCGATGTCGAACGCGGCAAAGTCGACCGTGCCGCCGGAGGTAATGGCGGTCGATGTGCTGGTCGTCACATAGAGCAGCTTGGAGTTGGTGACGTCGAGCAGGGCAACGTGCGTCGCCGTGCCGCTGGTGTCGACCGTCACGCCGCTCTTGGCGCCGATGGTCGTCTTGCGCCCATTGGTATCGCCATTGGCGTTGGTGAAGTCGCCGCTCGCCAGCGTGACATCGGCCAGCGCATAGGTAGAGTTGCCTTCCGTGTAGGTCGTCGGCTGCGCAGAGCAGGCGACCATCCTTGTCACGTTATTTTTCAGAATGTTGAGCGCGCCGTCGAGGACGTCGTCATGGACCGACTTGGCCATCAGTTGTCTCCCTCAATGACGCGCTTGCCCTTGCGGGGGCCGTCGCCAAAAATGGTTGCGGGATCGATGTCGATCTCGTCGAGCGAGATGGTGACGGTGGGCGCATCGCCTGTCGTCGACGCCCATCCGGCGGCGACGAAATACGGCTCCGCGTCGGGATCCTCGAATGCGTAGACAGGGCCAGGATGGAAATCGACCTTCCCATGCCTGACCCGCTGGTTGAAAATAACGGCCATGTCTCAGCCCTTTCAGTTGGTGTGTTCGAAACGGCGCTTACCGGCCTTCAATGGCGGAAAGCAGGGGATAGAGATCGCAGGTGACGATGGACCCATCGGCATTCGTCAGGGTCAACAGACCTTGCTCATCGATCGAAGCATCAACGAGAGCGGGGCCAGGCTGGCCCCGTTCACCTTTGTCGCCCTTTTCGCCGCGCTCGCCACGCTTCCCCTGTTGCGTAAGCAACATCCATCCGGGCCCGGGGCACGGCCCCGGATCGTCTTTGACCGCGACGAACGAACCGCCGTTAAGGGCGATTACATCCAGACACCCATAGTTTTCGGCGGGGTCGTACAACCTGCGCGGGTTGAAGGATTTTCCTTCTGCACCGGGCGCGGCAATGCACATCCAGTCCTCATGCGGCGGCGCTGAGGCTGTGTCCCTGATGGCCTGCCACGTTCCCCCCCCATGCGTGCGCAGTTCGCCCGCATAATGAACGCCGGGCTCCCATATCCTGACTTCGGACAAGAAACCATCTGGACCGCGTTCACCCCGCGGCCCAGGCTCGCCGTCCTTGCCCGCCGCGCCGTCCTTGCCTGCTGGCCCCGCTGGCAACTCCATTTCGAACTCGGATCGGCAATCTCCGATCTGAAAGGCCATGGTCAGCGTGGCACCATCCTGGATGACCTGAATGTCGTCTATCCCGGTGCCGTCCTTGCCATCGCGGCCGTCCTTGCCGTCGGCACCATCACGGCCAGCAGGACCGGCCTTGCCTTCGATTCCCGGCAAGCCGTCCTTACCATCGCGGCCATCCTTGCCGTTGACACCGTCCTTGCCATCGCGGCCGTCCCTGCCGGACGGGCCATCCTTGCCCGGATCGCCTTTGTCCCCCTTTTCGGGAAAGGCACTGCACGCGCGCTCAAGATCGCCGAGCCGCTTGACCAATGCCTCGTTTTCAGCGCGCAGGAGCTCCATCTCTGCGGAAACAAATCCCCGCACGATTTCAACCATCTGCTGGCCGAACGCTTCACCGTCGAACATGACCAGGAAGCCCTTTCGCCATTGCCAGAAGGGCTTTCGCGGCCTCCAGCTGGTCAGAATTGTCATTGGCCGACGGCGCTGCGCTCGGCGCGCTTTGCGACGCCGGGTCGGGCGGCTTCATATCGGTGCCGTAACTCAGCGGAACCACCTGTTGCTGAACCCGCGGCATCTTTCCGTGACCGCCTTCGACCGCCGGAAGATCCTCTTCGGCGCGCGCTTCGTCAGGAGCGTAAATGCCACTGATCACGCCACGGGCAAGCCCTTCGATCCTGTCTTTATAGGCGCTGCGCAACAGCGCCTTGCTGTTGAATTCGAGATATTCGTCCGGCATGCCGCGCAAGCCAAACAGTTGGCCAAACGCCTCTTCGATATGATTAAGGGCAAAACCAAGGCCGTTGGCGATCCATGACTGCATCAGCAATTCTGTCGATGCGAATGGCGCGCCGCCGACGCCCAGCACCTGAAGCGGCATCCGAAACGCCAGGGCGACATTCTGGTCTGCCATCTTGAGCATTTCAGCCAGCTGCGCATCATGTGCGCTGGTCGCGATCGGCTTTGCTTTCAGGCCCCATGTCAAAATCGGCGTTCCGCCGGCGTTTTCGCCCTGCGTCTGTTCGTTCCAGCGCTGGCGGAGCTGCTGCGTCTGTTCCGGCGTAAGCCTTTCATCCGTCTCCAGCATGAACGACGGACGCGCCTGATTGAGATAAAATGAAATCTGCTGGTTAAGCGCCGCGCCGGCCATCAGCCGGTCAAGCACGGTGCTCAGAATCGGACTTTCGCCTTTCAGAGGGTGGCGCGACGTGTGCAACCGGACATGCAAAACATCTCGCGACGGGACTGGCAGTGAAAGATCGACCAGATTTTCGGCAATCTCGTTACCCCCAAGGCTGTAAAAAACAGACCCGTCGTAAGCGACCAGTGGCTGGTTGTTTCGCATCAAATGCAGTTCGGTTATTTCCCCCCGATTGTTGCGGACCGCATAGGCATAGGAATTGCCGGTCAGATACAGATGGCGGGTCAAATTCAGCATGAAATCCGAAATGGAC